ACATCAGCAGCAGGTCGCCACGTTCCAAAGGCTCATCTTCCGATAAAGAGCGGAAGCCGGTCGCTGCCCAGCAACCTTCAAACATTGGTGCGGCTAAAAACTGCTCAGGATTTGCAGGGCGGTCCCAATCCCGCAGTTGAATCCCGTTTTCGGCGTACCAGTCACGTGCCAACGTCCAGCAATCCTGCACTGCCCACACCCATTGGCGACCAATTAACGGTGCCTTGTAACCGCACGGGATGTACTCGCCCCAGGCTTGGGTTTTAGGGTTGACGATGTACCAGGGCAAGCCGAGCTTTTCGGCGGCAACCTTGTCGGCTTCACTTGCGGCTGCTGGTGTGATCGGATGGCTGTGGACAATGGCTGTGATTTCACCAGCATCCTCTGCGTCGGCGTAATCCTCCGGCGACAGGACAAACATCTGCTCGGGATGTGTTGCGAGATTGGCGCACGGCCAAAACTTCTCGCGCCCTTTGACAATGACCAAAACCCCGCAGACTTCCTTGGGGTCATGCTGCTGCGCGTAAGCCAGTGCGGTATCGCGCCAGGTCATGCAAAGAATGTGCCGATGCCTGGGAAGCCGCCGTGGGGCAACCTAGCGTTGTCGCCAAAACGTGCTTTGCAGCTGTCAACCTGTTTGCCGCAAACGTCTTCGCTCGCGTTGCCAACAGGGTTGTTGTTCACGTCAAAGTAATTTGAGCCGGTGTAGCTGCATTCCGCAGAGCGATACACCCACTGGCAACGGGTCACGCACTGACGCTTGGGTGCTCGTACACCAGCGAGGTCAAATACGCTGGCAAGCTCGAACTCGATAATGTCTCGGGTTTCGGCTGATTTGCGGTCAACGTAGTAAATCTCGCGTGGAAATTCGGCATAAGGGTCTGGTTCTGCGCTGCCGCTTTCTTGCCTAAACTCGCCGCCGTCTTCCAGCAACAGGGTGAAACCATCCTCAAGTAGCAAGTCGCCGCCGATAAGGTTGATGTCATCGAGGTAGCGACCCAAGGTGCGGATTCGCGTGACCTTGGCACCCTCCAAGCCGTCGGGCAACGTCAAAATTAACGCCGTCAACGTGCCCAAAGCATTCGATGCCCGGAGCGTTGGACGCGGCAAACTGCCCTGACCGTTCCACTCAAAACCTTCCGCTTCAATCGGAATGGCTTGATAATCCTGCCCTGCCCAAGTGATGTCGGTCAGGGATTGATCCACCCCAGAGTGGAAGTAATACGTTTGATCGACGCCGTGCTGGGCAGCGTTTAGCTCCAGCTGGAACAGCTCAACAATCGCACCGGGGGCAATCTCCTGTAGGTGGGATGTAAGGTCCGCCTCGCTATCGCTGATCGTGTAACCAGCGTCCCAATAGCCAGTTACGACGTAAGCCATGCGTTAAGCAATCACTGCTTTGATAACGGCAAAACCGATGACGATTGCCTCGGACAAAGAACCACCAGTGACGTTGCGGACGCTGATGCTCGCAGAACCTGCAGCAGCTTGAGCGTTGAGCAGATAGGAGCCAGCCGTGCCACCGCTGACGTGGTTCAGCACCAGCACGTCGGTTGCAGCGATTGTGCTGTTGGTCAGCGTGAAACTAACGGTGGTGTCAGCTGCGAGTGCCGCAGCGTTCATCGTGACTTGGCCGCATTTGGTGTTAAGCGTGACGCCCGTGCTCTTGCTAGTGGCTTGAGTGACGGCACCACCTTCGCCAGTGATGTAGCCAGCCTTGTCCGAGTTCAGGTTGGTGAAATTGGCGTCCAGCTCCGTGTGCGTGAGCGGTGTGCCTTTCCCAGCTCGGGTGACGATGGTGCTCATGGACGATCTCCTATGACAGCAGTTTAGGGCTCAAAGACCTGCTGGAAAGTGGCTGTAATAGTGGCACGGTTTACATACGGGATTGTTTTGCTCCACTGCAGGCAAATCCACTTGTAAGTATTGTCGTCGTCGATTGGCGTCCAGTCGAAGCTGGCAGCGTCCGCAGCTCGTGCGTCAAGGAACGCTTCGATCGTGTCAGCGTCGGTCTCGGATACGTTCCAAGTCAGTGACCACTGCTTCGGGTTTTGGTTGAGTCCGAAGGTGACACGTTGCTGATAACCATCACCGAACTGCGTGGTACGAATAGCAGGTTGGCTGCTTTTTTGTGCGCCGTAGGTTGGCGTTATTGAGGGAAAGGTAGCCATTAGGCGAGCAAGCCTCCCGGACGCTTCTGCTTAATCAATTCTGCCTGCACCGCAGCGCCGATGGCACGTCCCAAGGCAGCGGAGTTGGGTTGATTGCCTTGGGCTTGAGTTCCTTTGGCATCCACGTTGACGACGATGTTGGCGCCACCCATTCCCAATGCATTGTTGGGAACAATCGTTCCACCGGCCTTGGGCATAAATAGCTCGGGACCACGCTCGCCCACTAAATAAGGTGTGCCAGCCATAACTGGTCCGCCCTGTGCCCGTTTACCTCCGGTAAAGGTGCCGGAAAGGATTGAGAACAAACCGACTCCGTCACTTCCACCGAGAGCACTCAGACCAAACCGCAGCAACGCGTTACTTAGACTCGTAAGCACATTACGTAGTGCGCTATTCCAGTCGTTAGTACCATTAATCAGTGTTTCAAATAGCCCCGTAAACTGTTGACCTGCCGTATTAACCAAAGTATTTATGCGCTGCTGTATAACTTCTTCTTCCTTGCGTGCGTTAGTAGCCGCACGAATCGCTTTAACTTTTTTCTGAAGGTTAGCTATTTCAATCACGTCAAGTGTTTTACCGTCCCGTTTGTACTGAGCTGCTATTTCTCGTATACGCAAAGCATCCTGCTCCTCTTCACTAATCGCATTTACCTTTTGGAGTTCAAAATCTAGTCCCTCTAAAGTTTTTGCAAATCTCTTGTTTAGCGCGTCAATAACTGCCTTTCTTTGCTGCAAAATACCCAATAGTTTTTGATCTGCATCGACAGTTGCAAGCTGGATGCGTAGAGTTTCCTCAGCTTGGTTTTTGCTTTCAAGACGAGCAGACTTGATTGCGGCCTCACGCTCCAGTAGAACGCCTTCCATTGCAAGCGCATCCATCAAAGTGGTGTTTTCACCTAACTTGGCTTCACCCTGTTTGATGGATAGGGCATACAGCTGTTTCTTGAGCGCCAACTCAATCTGAAGCTGAGCGAGAGTGGTATCCCGTTTGCCGCTCATATCCTTCTCAAGCCCGTATTGAATTTTTAGTAGCTCTGTTTCTTCTTCCAATGCTTTTAGAACTTTTTGGACGTTATCTCGTAAAGTTTTTTCTAGTGCTTCTCCGCGTTGTTTAGCGATGGATTCAGGAGATACCTCTTTGAATTTCTTGATAAAAGCGTCTATGCCCGGTACTTTTAAGCCGATGTCGGGCAGCCCGGGCAATTTTGCTTCTTGAGAAAGTTTTACAAACTCAGCAAGCAGTACAACACCTTGAGTAAGACGACCTGTAATTTCATCCCAGAAAGTGACTTGAGATGCTGTTGCCACTTTGGCTTTGATGCTGTTTTCTACAATTAAATCCATTAAAGATTTTTGAGTAGTTAATGCCCCATTGGCACTCAAATTAAGAGCTAGAGAACGTGCTTCTGCGTTGCCAATCTCTTTTCGCAACGCAAATATCGCACTCAACGCATTTTTCTGATCTACTGCTGCCTTAGCAAGATTTTCAAAAGTAGTTGCATCGCCTACACCGGAAAACAGGGACGTGAGTGCTTCCCGTGTATCACCATCGGTAAATTGCTTAAAGGAGTTAAGTAGCTGTAAAACAGCGTCGTTTTCAAGCCGTAGTGCTGATGCGAGTTCTTTTACATCGCTAGCAGTCGTAGTGCTAGCTACGCCTGTGCTTGAAACGCTGGCGTTTAAGGCAAGTAGGTCGGAATTAAGCTTCTGTGCTTTGTCAATGATGTCGCCGATTGCTGTACCAAGCAGCGAAAGGCCAAATCCGAAAGTTCCTCCTAAAAGTCCGCCGGCTGCACCACCTATTGCACCGCCAACTGCAGCGGCGCCTGTCTGCCCGAATAGCAGTGGAAATGCGCCACCAATTAGTGCGTTAGACAATGCACTACGCTGTTTTGTAGATTGCGTTTGCGCTCGTGTACGTTTTTCTTGTATTGCCTGAAGTTTTAATTCAAACTGCAGTTCTCTGTTTGAAATAGCAAAAGCTTCTTTGCGGTCTTTGAGTTCTTGTGCGCGTTGCCGTTGCGATAAACCTTGGATTCCGACGCCTTCCTTCAGTACAGCGGTCCAGTTCTGCATTAACTGAAGATTTTGTTGTGCTTTTTGGCGCTCCTGATCCAATAGACGCAAGCTTTGTTGACGCAGTGCAATACGATTGGCTTCTGCACGCGCCATCGCGCCTAAAGGGCTCTGGGGTCCCTGCATCTCACCGGATATGCCCGTCAACTGAGCAGAACGCTGGCGTGCAATGTCAACTGATTGTCGGTTCTCGCGCATCTCTTGAAGACGCGCCTGCATTTGATTTCGGCTGGCAAAAACACCTGCTTTGGCTGCGCGATTTGCGCTCAGCAGGCTGGATTCCCACTGTTTAGTAACTTGTGCAGCTTCTTTAGCTAGACGGTTGTACTCGTCGATCTCGCGGTTGTACTTATCTGCCTCCTCTGTCAAATACGCTTGTTGGCGGCGTTTTGTTTCAAGCGACTTAATTGCTTTAGATTCCTGCAGCTCCGTCTGTGAAATGCCGCGTGCTTGGCGCACCAGATCGTTAATCGCTCGCTGTTCAGCCGCTTGAGCTTTAGTTACAGCAACAAGTTGACTGGCCGCAGTGCGAGCTTCCTCCGTAGTGGAGTGAAACTTGCCGATTTGATGATTTGCATCTTGTAGTTGTTTGTTTAATTGGTTTAATGTTGATCCCTTAATTAAATCCGCAAAAGCTGTTTTAGTGGCGTTTAGTTGAGTGTTTAATCCGGTGACTTTATCAGTGGCGCCGGCTATCGCTTCGGTTACTTGTTTGCCTATAGCTTTATCGACAGCCGCTCCAACACCTACTGCGGCGGAGCTGGCCTTAAGCAGCTGAGGCGCAAAGGCCATCGCCGCAACGGTGGCCATTCCCAAGCTTCCGGGAATATGCCCCACTTGGGTCAGTATCTCGCCGACAAGATGCGGGACACCCCCGAGCGCGGCGTCAAATGCATTACCTACTGCATTTACGGCGCCTTGCAGAGGTCCGAGTTTTGCCGTAGCTGCTTGAAAAGCCGCTGGTAGCTGACCAGCACCAACAACGGCCCCAGCAAACAAGCCGCGCGTAAATATCGACTTGATTTCATTGCCGACTTTCCGGGCAGTACGGCCCAGATTGCGCATCGCCTTTTCAGGCGTTTTGAAGTCAATGCGGCTTGCGGCCTTGGATAAATTGTCAAGCCGTTTTTGAAGCTTTGTTAGCTCAGTCTCGACCTGCTTAGTTTTGGCCCGTACCTGAATATCGACGTTATATTCAGCCACTGGGCTACGGCGGAAGTCTTATGTCCCAGCTTACCTGCTTTGCAAACTACTGGCGCGTGATCGCATCTGAGCGCGATCCATCGCTTTTTCTTCTTCTTCACTACGCAGCTCAAAAAATGCTGCCCACCCTGTGAGTTCCTCTGGCGTCAGTGTTTGACAGAGCTGGGCGACTGTTTGGCCCAGCTCTTTTGCCAAAAAATAGATAAAAAACCAGTCTTTCTCAGCTTTTAAGACTGGCTTTCGCTTCCTCCACCTTGGCGTCTGAGCCGGAAGTCAACATCGCAAGCTGGATGTCCTGCAGAATGCTCGCCTCCACGTCACGGCGGAGGGCGGCACGTTCACCATCGGCAAAAAGACGCTTGCCGTCCTTGTCCAGAGCTTTTTCAATCATCAGACTTAACGCAAAGTCATTTGCGTCTTCAGAGCCCGCTTTTTTCTGGATTGATTCGCGCTCGGCAATGGTCAGGGGGTGCCAGTAGATCTCCAGCACCACTTCGCCTTCGCTCTTGACTTCGTGCTTGTAGAGCTGGCTGACTCCGAATTTGTTGCGGAGCAGTTCTGTCGCACGCATAAATGATTTTGTTGGTTACTACAGAATACTACGCCCG